TTGAAGTCACAAGGTGAGGTGGATTTGAGTACAGGTAAGGCTGCGCCGAAGAAGTAACGCGTATGCGCGTGCGTGCGTTTCGCGTGCGTGCGTGTGTGCGTTGCTGTAGGCGTGCCGTATTGAAACCCGTGCAGGGTTTCCGTACTCTTTTGACGGGCTGTTCCATCTTGCGTGGACAGCCTGTTCGTGTTGCAGGAGGCCTCTAGGCCGTGATCGTTGTCCCTGCGTTGGTGCCGTTGTTTCCCCAATGGAAAGCGGCTGTTTGGCCCGTTAGGGCCTGGTGGACCAGTGTTTCCTTGTAGTTAACTGGTCTAGGTGACACCAGGGCTTCCCTGGTGGTACTATGGGCCTTCTTTGGCCCTTTTTGGAGATTTCCTATGCGTCGTCATGCTGTTAACAAGTTTTCGTCTGCTAAGTCGTTTCGCCGTGGTGCAGGTCGGACTAAAGCACTCAATGTGCGTGGTTCTTCTCGCGGTGGAATTCGTTTGTAAGGTGTTTTGTGCCTTGCTATCATCCCATACGGGCGTTTCGCACGCCTGATGGGGTTGTGTTTTCGGAGTTATCTCGCCATGACATTATTGCGCAGCTTGAATTGCCGTGCGGGCAGTGCATTGGGTGTCGTATGCGGCGCGCTTCCGATTGGGAGTTGCGCGTCATGCATGAGGCGTCGTTATGGCCGGAGAACTGTTTTATCACTCTCACCTATGCGGAGGGTAATTTACCTGCCAATGCATCCCTGGAGTACAGGGATTTTCAGTTATTTATGAAGCGGCTGCGTAAGCACTTTGGCAAGCGTTTGGTGCGTTTTTATATGTGTGGTGAGTATGGGGAGTTGCGAGCGCGCCCCCATTTTCATGCATGTTTATTTAATTGTGATTTTGATGATAAGCTGCCGGTCGGCAAGTCGAAGTCTGGTGAGCTTTACTATACGTCGGCGGTGCTGTCTAAGTTGTGGGGGCTTGGCATTGTGAGTGTCCAGCCCTTGGTGCGGGAGACGGCTTCTTACTGTGCTCGGTACATCATGAAGAAGGTGTTTGGGGATGAAGCTGATTCGGTTTATACGTCGGTGGATGCGGACGGCGTTGTTACAAAACGGCGGCCTGAGTTCGCGGCTATGTCGCTTCGTCCTGGTATTGGCGCTCGGTGGTTTGATAAGTATGCTGCTGATGTTTTCCCACACGATATGTGCGTATCTGGTGGGGTCGAGCGCCGTGTGCCTAAGTATTATGACCGTCGCTACAGGCGTTCTGCGGATTTTGATGCCATAGAGTTTGAGCGCCAGAAATTGGCGCGTTTGGCGGCTCCCGATAATTCTGTCGAGCGTCGTTTGGTTCGTGAAACTGTGCACCTGGCTAAGGTGTCTACTTTGAAGAGGGATTTATGAGTTTCCGTAATAAGTCTGTGTCTGCTCATCAATTTGCGATGACCCCCCGCCCGGATATTCCGCGTGCGGTTTTTAATATGGATCATACGCATAAGACTACTTTCGATGCTGGGTGGTTGATTCCTGTGCTGATTGAGGAGGTTTTGCCGGGTGACCGTTTTAACGTGTCTATGACAGCGTTTGCCCGGTTGGCTACGCCTATTTTCCCGGTGATGGATAACTTGCACTTGGATTCTTTTTTCTTTTTTGTGCCCAATCGGCTGGTGTGGACGAATTGGGTTAAGTTTATGGGTGAGCAGGATAACCCGGCTGATTCCATTTCTTATGTGGTGCCGACTATGCCTATTGGGTCGTCTACCGCAGTCGGGTCGTTGGCCGATTATATGGGTATTCCGGTGATTGGGCAGTTGACTAACATTATTTCGGTTAATGCGTTGCCGTTTCGGGCGTATAATTTGATTTACAATGAGTGGTTCCGGGATCAGAATTTGATTAATTCGGCTGTGGTCGATGTTGATGATGGTCCGGACGTATTGAGTGATTATGTGTTGCGCCGTCGTGGTAAGCGGCCTGATTATTTCACTACTTGTTTGCCTTGGCCTCAGAAGGGTGGTACTGCTGTTTCTTTGCCGTTGGGAACTACTGCCCCGATTAAGTCTGATGGCACTACTTTTACTATGCGGTCTGCTACAGGTGGTATGACTCCGCTCCAGGCGCTTGCGGGTGCCAATTCTCCGGTTATCACTACTTCTGCGTCGGGTGGTGGTCAGTTGAATTGGGGTGCGTCCGGTGCTTCTACGACTGGCCTGTATGCGGATTTGTCGACTGCTACTGCGGCGACTATTAACCAACTGCGGCAGGCGTTTCAGATCCAAAGGCTGTTGGAGCGCGATGCGCGGGGCGGTACTCGTTACACTGAGATTGTTAAGTCTCATTTTGGCGTTAACTCGCCTGATTCTCGGTTGCAGCGCCCGGAGTATTTGGGCGGCGGTTCCGTTCCTATGGTGCTTACGCCTATTGCTCAGCAGTCGGCTACCGGCGTTACGGGAGGCAGTACTCCCCTTGGCAACCTGGCTGCTATTGGCACCACGGTTGCCCGTAATGGTTTTTCTGCTTCGTTTGTCGAGCATGGTTATGTTATCGGCCTGGTGAGCGTGCGTGCCGATCTCACCTATCAGCAGGGGCTGCGCAAGCATTGGTCGAGGTCGACCAGGTATGATTACTATTTCCCTGCTTTTGCTATGTTGGGTGAGCAGGCGGTTGCGACTCGGGAGATTTATTGCACTGGTACGGCTACGGATTCGACGGTTTTCGGGTATCAAGAGCGGTGGTCAGAGTATCGGCATTCGCCTAATCGCATTTCCGGGCTGTTTCGGTCCACTTCTGCTGGTACTTTGGACCCTTGGCACCTGGCTCAGCGTTTTACGGCTGCGCCTGTTTTGAATACGGCTTTCATTGAGGATACTCCGCCGTTGTCTCGCGTGCTTGCGGTTGGAGCCGGGGCCAATGGCGCTCAGATTATTTTTGACTCGGTGTTTAACATTAAGGCGGCCAGGCCGTTGCCGTTGTTCAGTGTGCCTGGCATGATTGATCACTTTTAAGGGGGTTTTATGGTTTGGCCTTATGTTGCTATGGCCGTTGGCGCGGCGGCCAGTTATTTTGGGCAGAAGGATACTAATGCGGCGAATGAGCGTATTTCTGATGAGCAAATGGCTTTTCAGGAGCGTATGTCCAATACGGCGTATCAGCGCACTGTTGCGGACATGAATGCCGCCGGTATCAATCCGATGCTTTCCAGCCAGGTGGGGGGGGCTTCCACCCCCCAGGGTGCGGGCGCGCGGATGGAGAACGCTGCCGGTGCTGGTGTGAGTTCTGCGCAGGCGGCTATGGGTATGGCCCAGGGTTTGAGTCAGATTGAGTTGGCGGAGGCGCAAGCCGCTAAGACGAAGGCGGAGACTGAAAAGGTTAAGTCTGAGACTCTTAAGCCCGGGTCTTATGAGTGGATTATGAATATGCGGGGGGGGCGTGATTATTCCGCGTCTAGTTTGGCTTCTCAGCAGCAGTTGACTGAGACTCAGCGTTATGAGGCTGTTCGCAGTGATGCCGATTTGAAGCGGGTGCTGTCTCAGATTGCCGGTGTTAAGTTGGATGTAGACAATACGTCTTTTTCTGCGGACGTGGCGCGCCGTAAGGCGGAGTCCGAGTTGCGGCAGTTGGATGTTCCGCGCATGAAGGCGGAGGGTGATTTTTATGAGGGATTGGGAAAGTCGAATCCCTATCTGCGCCAGTTGCTTATGATTTTGAAGGCTGCTGGTTCTGCTCAATCTTTGAAGTGAGGTGTTTATGTTTTTGCGTTCTGCTTTTAATTATGATGCCGATGCGGTTTCTCTGGAGACTGCGTTTGTTCCCGGCGATGAGCCTTCTCGCACTCAACAGTCGTTTGCGGAAGAGTCGGACATTAATACTATTGTGCGGCGTTTTGGTTTGACAGGGCAGTTGCCTAATGGCATTGCGATGCCGCAGTCTGGTGATTTTTCAAAGGTGGTCGATTTTCAGTCGGCGTTGAATGTTATTCGGATGGCTGAAGAAGCGTTTCTGGAGGTTCCTGGTGAGACGCGGGCGCGGTTTAATCATGATCCTGCGCAGCTTATGGCGTTTCTGGAGGATGTGGGCAATCGGGATGAGGCTATTCGTCTTGGTTTGATTGCTCGGCCTGCGGAGCTGGATCGGACGGGTGTGGAGGTTGTGAAGCCAGTGTGATTGTTCCAGGTGGAACGTGTAGGGGGCTTGCGCCCCCTTTTTTTTTAGTGTTAGAATGCTGGCGCGGCATGTGCCGTGAGGAGTGTTTAGATGGCTAAGTTAGTTGTGTGTGCGGTGCGCGATGCTGCTTTGCAGGCCTATGCGCGTCCGTTTTTTGTGCCCACCAAGGGTGTGGCTATGCGGTCGTTTCGTGATGAGGTTAAGCGTAAGGCGGAGGATAATCCGATGCATCAACACCCGGAGGATTATGAGTTGTTTGCTTTGGGTACGTTTGATGAGGCTTCGGGTGTGTTTGAGCTTGAAGGGTTTGAGCGTCTTGCGCGTGCTGTGGATGTGATGGAGGTGTGATATGGATAAGTTGCTGATTGCGAAGAAAGCGGTGGCTAATTTGCGGCAGGCTGCCGCTTATAAGGCCATGGTAAAGCGTGGTATGTTGTCGCAGGGTGATTGTGATATTTTGATTGCTGAAGGCAATCGTCAGCTTGAGGAATTGAAGTCACAAGGTGAGGTGGATTTGAGTACAGGTAAGGCTGCGCCGAAGAAGTAACGCGTATGCGCGTGCGTGCGTTTCGCGTGCGTGCGTGTGTGCGTTGCTGTAGGCGTGCC